ATCTTGAGTATGTTTATATTTGGGATACTTCACCACTTATAAATAAGTGGATGGTCGCTTCTTGGGAAAATACCAAGAAGAAGGTTCATAATGGAACTTGTTTCGATTATGAGTTTGAATCTCATTGGAATGGTTTTGAAGATTTGGTTACTGTTTTTTGTCGTGAAGGATATGAAACTGTTGAGAGGTTTCGTAGAATGGAAGAAGACGGCGAGGTTGGAGAAGATTACCTTGAGTATGCTTCTGAACTTTCAATTCTTGTAGAGAAGTGGAAATGTGTGAAAGCTTTGGCTTCAACACCTACTTCTTGATGATATGCTTTAATGTATAATCCATTACCAGATTGTGTAACTATTAAAGACTCACCCATTCAGGGGCTGGGTCTTTTTGCAACCAAGAAAATTCCGCAAGGAACTTTGATTGGTAAAATCCATATTTGGAATGTGTTTGAACCAGATAATTATACAAGAACTCCACTTGGGGGTTTTGGTAATCATTCAGATACACCAAATTGTTTTAAGCTCAAGATGTATGAGGATGGAAGTTTCTGGATCGGTGCTAAGGTTGATATAGAACCCGGCGAAGAATTGACTTGGTTCTATACTCTTTATAATATAAAAAAGGAAAAATAAGATGGGACATTACGAAGAACAATATGCAGAGTTTGGTGCGTTGGGTGATGATTTGAATAAAGCGGTCGAGAATAAAGACCCCAAAAAGTTTGCAGAAGTTGAAAAGAAGATTGCTGAACTTCCAAATACTGGCTATGTTGATGTGCCGGATAATCCACGATATGATAGGTTTAATTTGGAAGATAGAATTCAAAATGTATGGAACACTTCTGAAGATTTGGATTCCATACTTTTTAGGGTTTCGGATGACCCTGATGGGTCACCAACTGAAGATCAATTAGCAAATTTGCTGATTGGGCTTAAAGAAATGCATGATTCTCGCTGTAGGGAACTTATGTATGTTTTTGAAACTATGATTCATGATGATTGTTTTAAGGTATATAGAGAAGATAAATGGCTAGAAAGAAAACAGTAGTGGAACGTAAACCACTCAAAATCAAGAAAACTCGTAAGATTTCAGAGGAGCATAAAGAGAAGTTGAGGAATCGTCTTGCTGAAATGCGAGCAAAAAAGAAGCCTGCTGAGTACAAGAATATTCACAGGGAGGTAATTGCCTTACCTGATGATGATAGATATTCTTTTAAGAATGTGAAGGAATGGATTAAAGAGTCTAAGGTACAGGTTTCTGCATTTATGGCAACAGTGAGGAACAGGTCAGCTACTCCGCAAGAGAAACAAAAAGCTTCTAATGCGGCTGATAATAAGAAGTCTTATATCCGCATGTGTGAACACTATCTGAAACATGGTGATTGGATTGCTATGTTCTCTGGTAAACATGAAGAACATAAGGTATCACCAAGGGTCGTAGCTATGGCTTATAATCAAGATGGAACCCCAAAACGCACTGTTGGTTTTTGGTATCCAGATATTGAAGTTGTGTGGACTAGAGAAATGGATGAGTTGGATTATTTAGGAGAAGATGGGACATTTGGTTCCGGTAATGTTATGAGGAATGCACATCAATCTAAACTCAAAGCTATAACTGATAAACAGTTTATGAGTTTGGCTTGACAAATATATAAAATATGATATAATAATAAATTATAAGTCTTACCAAGGGTAATCGGGGTGCACACTTTTCTCTCCCAGTTTTTAGGTTTCATTAATCTTCAGCCTGGGGTTCCTTTCACCCACTAACTTGTCGGTGTGGGTAGTATGTGCAATTTCATACCTTGAAAAATGATGTGGCCTAAGCCGAAAATTGTCTTGGTAAGACTCAATTTATAATGGAGGATTGCAAACTTAGTCCCCGCTTAGTCCCTGCGGGGACTAAGTTTGATATGTATAAGTACATAAAGAAAGAAATAATATGGCATTAAAAATTGATTTTAGTGAAAATGATTTTGCACCTGAAGAGACTCCAAAGGCTATGGGTGGAACGGAGTTGATGCAGAAATGGTTATTTGCCAAATTAGACCCAGAGCTCAAAAATTATTTTCAATTTGTGGCCTCAAGGAAGAGGAAGCTGGAGGACAAGCCCCGAATCTTTTGGGTGCACGATCTCGCGCAAGATCCGGAAGTTGAGTTTCTCAAAAATCATGATAATATGTTGGAGTTTGAGAAAATAGTTTTTGTTTCTCATTTTCAGCAGTATCAGTATGGAGTGTATCTTGGAGTTCCCTATGATCATGGTGTAGTGATTCAACACGCTATTGAGCCTATACCAAAACACGAAAAGCCAGACGATAAGATTACTTGTATATACTTTTCAACTCCACATAGAGGGCTGGAGGTTCTGCTAGAATCGTGGAAGTTGATGAAAGAAAATCTAAAAAGTGAGGCTGTAGATAAAGCAGAGCTAAAGATATTTTCTAGCTTTGAGATTTATGACCGCCCTCACATGGACGAACAGTATCGCCATGTATACAGGAAAGCACGTGAGATGGAACAGGTTCATTATTGTGGCACTGTGCCAAATGATACGATTAGAGAAGAGTTGCAGCAGTCACATATATTGGCTTATCCATCAACTTACATGGAAACAGCCTGCATAGCTGTAATGGAAGCCATGAGTGCTAAGAACTTAGTGGTCTGCCCGAACTTGGGTGCACTTCCAGAAACGACAGCAAATTTTGCTTTTTTGTATGGTTATGAGCCCAAACCTGAGAGGCATGTACAGGTGCATGCTCACATTCTCGCTCGTGGTATCAATTCTTATTGGGAAGATGGTACTCAATCCTTATTGGAATTACAGAAAAATTATTTCGATCTATTCTATAACTGGGAAAACCGCATCAATCAGTGGAGCGCATTTTTGAGTTCGTTGAAAGACAATATAGAGGCAGCATAATGTGTATAAATGACAGGGTTAAAATTTATTTTTATGAAGAAAAGGTAGGATGACACTGCTTGACTTTTCACAAACGATGATAGCCTCATTTATGTCAATTGGCCGAGGCCGTGTAGTTGTAGAAGAAGACCTACTACGCCACACGGTGCTCAATACAATTAGACAGTATAGGCGACAATTTAGAGACTATGATACTCATGGATTTGTGGTGTGCTGTGATTCTGCTAAGAATTGGAGGAAAGATTCGTTCCCAGAGTATAAGGCAACTCGTAGGAAGAAAAAGGAAGATGATACTACAGATTGGAAATCTCTTTATGCCTTTCTGGATGAAATGATTGAAGACCTACGAGAGAACTTTCCTTATAAGGTAATACAGGTGGACAGGGCAGAAGCAGATGACATCATTGCTGTACTGAGCGAGCATGTAGCTACAAATCCCACTCTTATAATTTCCAGTGACAAGGACTTTATTCAATTACATAAATATGAGGGGTTAGTGCAATGGTCACCACTCACTAAGCAGTTTATAACTGGTGATCCTGTTGAATCGCTCTATGAGAAATTGATACGAGGTGATACCGGAGATGGTGTACCTAATATACTTTCTAGCGATGACGTACTAATTACTGAAGGTAAGAGGCAAAAACCTGTTACTAAGAAGAAGTTAGAGGCTTGGAGGGGCAAGAAACCAGAAGAGTTTTGCACTGAAGACATGCTCAGAAATTATTATAGAAACAGAACGATGGTTGATTTGAGTCAAACTCCAGAAACTATTCGTATAAATATCATTAACCAGTTTAAAGAGCAAGTTCCAAAACAGAACGGGCTCATGAGCTACTTTGTTGAAAAGAGGTTAAAGAACCTCATGGAACATATTGAAGATTTTTAATTATGGCAGTAGCATTACCAACGATATTTGCAGAAGTCGCAAAGGCGAAAACTAAAGAAGCTAAAAAGGAAGTTCTACTTAGACATGAACAAAATGGGGCTTTAAAGGAGATACTCAAGTATACCTTTAATCCCGATATTAAATTTCTTTTACCGCCAGGAAATCCACCCTATAAAACAGTAGTAGACGAATCGGAAAATCCTACATATCTGTATGGGTTAGTACGGAAATTATATCTATTTGTGGAAGGTGGAAATCCTAATCTTAAACAAGTAAGGAGAGAATATTTGTTCATAGAATTGTTAGAAAGTATTCATCCATTAGAAGCCGAATTACTTTTGCAAATTAAAGATAAAAAAATTAAATGTAAAGGTTTAACCTACAACCTAGTAAAAGAAACTTTTCCAGAATTATTACCGTGACGTTACTAAAGTCTATAGAAGATAGAATAGTCAATCTACAGAAGATTAACTCTAATGGAGAATCTTCTGTGGTGGAAGCTGAATTAAGGCAATTGGATATGAATGGTATGGAGCCAAGACAAATAGCAGTCGTGTTGGCTCGGGAATTTGGAGTTTCATTGACTATGGATTGGGATACAACCAATCAGCGCTTTTCAACTGTGATTGGAGGCGTGATATTTAACTCTGATTTCAATTATAAAGACTACATATCCTCGCCATGGGAACATGGTAAAAATTACATCAGAAGTTCCCGCCGAAATTAGCTTCTTATTGTAAATCTAAAGTTAAAGAGGTATATGAAGAAATTTATACTAGCAATAAGTTTTTTAATATTATTTGGGACACCGGCAGGCACCGGGATGACAAATAAGGTATGGGTAGTTCCAGAAATGGAAGTGCCACTATCATC